TCCTTGGCCTGTTCCTCGGCAATCAGCCCCTTGGCGGCAGCTTGCCGTACCATTGCATCCGTCCACCAGCCTTTTTCGTGCCAGAGTTTGATTTTTTCGTACATCTCAGCCCTCCTGCGCTAAAAGCGTATCCGTCATCATCGCCGTATAAATTACCTGCACCGCCATTTTTTCGGCGGCATCGCGGCGGGCTGCTTCTTCTTTGGCGGCTTGCTCGGCAGCCTTGCCGACAAGAACTATTTCGCCCTGACCTGCCTGTTCTGCGGTAGCTTCGGCGGGCACGTCGGTATTTCCATCATGGCTAACGGCAGTTTGTACGCTCTTGCCGTTTGGCGCGGTAAAAGTGGCGTACACTGCCAGATTTTCCCGGCCCGAACCAAAGGTAAAGTGCATCTTTTCCGTGCCGTAGCTGTCGAACGTGCCCAGCTTGATGCTAGAGGGAATTGTCTTGTACTGACTTACTTGAATCTCGTGTACCATGTCAGCCCCCGATTCTCCAAATAACGGTAATGTCAGTGGTGGGCTTTTTTTCTACCGTTGCGGTCATGGTGTTGTTACCCAGGACACAATACCCGCTGTTGATAATGCCCAGCGCCTTTCTGCGCGCCTTTCGTGTGGCGGCGTCCGCGTCCGTTTCGCACATCGGCGCACTCAGTACGGTGCTGTCTGCGGTCACGTTGCCGCCGCCGTTGCGGGGTTTCAGCGTTGCGGCCTGAACCCACGCATCGCCGCTGGCCAGCCATCCGTCCTGTGCATAGGTAGCCTCGTACAAATACCCTGCAAAGTCGAAGATGTCGTGATTCTTTCCGCGCTTGTCGTACACGGTTTTGATCATCGTGTCCGTCCCTGCGTTCAGGGAATCAATTTCATCTTTTAGGGCTTTCAGCAGTTCCGTGAACTGCGCCTGCATCTCTGCGGTATCGACTTTGATGTTTGCCGTCACGATGCCGCACACGTCAGGGTTCAGCCGTTCATCCGTGATATTTGCGTTTGTTACCTTTCCGACTGCGGCGGGAACGCGAATCTGTGCCAGGGAAATCTGCCGTTTCAGTGTGTTGTTCGTCAGGGCAGGAGCCGCAGCAGATGCCAATGCGCTGCCTTTCAGAATTTCAATAACAGGTTTTGCCGCATAATCAACGGTGTCCCATGTTACGACAACGCGGTCAATTCTCTCATATACAGGGTCGGACACTGCCACTGTCAGGGCAAGTTCCGTGCCGCTGTTTTTTTTCGTATCATTCCAGAAAACACTGCCGTCTCCGTCGCTGTTGGACAGCCAGCCGATGCCGTCTGAAACTTTTACCTGCATCCCGTCCCCTGCCGACACAGACAAATTGCCATCTGCACCAAATACGCCGCTTGTCCTGCCGTGCAGAAACTTCATAACGTATTCAGCGCCGATGTATTCATCCGCGTTGTTTGGGAAATTCTTTATTTCTGCCACTTTATCACCTCAATACCGTTAGGGTAGTCTCTCCTATCGTGATTTTTACGCTTTGGCTGTTGGCATCCTGCGCAAAGGTCGCCCCCGTTATACGCGCCTTGTATTTCAGCCCCAGACGTAGGGAAACGCACCATACAAGGTCACCAACGTTGTAGGCTGTGCCAAGTTCGTCGCCGTCGATGTCGGTTTCAAAGCCGATTCTGTCTCGATGGGAGCCAAGCTGCAAGGCTGCATAATTGCGGACGCGTGTTTCAAAGGCCGCGTTGCTTTCATTCTCGCCCTGCCCGTCTCCGCTGAACTCTGCCCACAATTCGCGCCGTTCGTTTCCGTCGGCTTGCCCTGCCTGTACAACAAATTCCGTTTCGTCTCGCCGTTTTGCCTTGCAGTAGCAAACGTTTTTGTATATCGACTGGTCTTTGTCCACGATCAGGCCGGGCGCTGTGCCGCGTTCCTGCACAAAAGAAACGGCATCAAGGCCGACGGTTCGGTCTTTGCCTTTGTAGATTTCCCATGTAATGGATTTTGTGCGGTAGTCGAATTTTGCCCTTTGCCCAAGCCCTGCATCAGATAATACAGGTTGAATCGCAGACAAAAGGCTGTCGCCGTAGATGCCTGTTGCATCAATGGTTTCCGTTAGCCCTTTTTTGTCTGCGAGCTTAATTGCAAGCCCGCGCAGGTTTGCCGACACCGCCTTGTATACGTCGGTTTCGACATTCACGATTGTAACCGCAGACGTAACGACACGCCGTTCCAACCGATTGTTTAAGCTGTACCCGTTCAGCGTGATTTCGTAGCAGTCGCATTCGAGTACAACTTCTACGACTTCATACGCCAAATTGCGATCCACAATGTACAGTATGGAATTCTGCTGCGCAATGGACAGATTGTAATCATCCATCGGCAGAACAACGGTAAACTTGCCGATTTCGTTGTAAAAGTACGAAAATTCGTAGCTTATTGCGTGGGTGATTTCGTGTCGGTTCGCCAGATCAGGTGTGAACAGTTCAAGCCTCATATCACAGTCACCCCTGCGCTTTCTTCTGCGAACGTAACGCTCATTTCCACGTTTTCAATGCCACTGTCTGCGGTAGGTTTCCAGGCGTTGTCTCCTGTGTGAATCCTGTACAGATTGCTTTCCAGCGTAAGCGCACCTCGACAGTCGCCGTCCTTGCTGGAAGTGACTGTCGTTCTTCCGTGCGTTGCCTTGATTTCAATCTGTTCATCTTTCACAAGGGTTTTTTCCAGTCGCAGAAATTCGCCTGTCAGCATATTTTGTATTCCAACGTTTTCTGCCGTTTCACCGATGCACTTTATGTCCAGCGTAAACGGCACATCGAACTGCCCCAGATTTTGCAGGACGATATATTGCAGCAGTATAATCTTTCCAAAAAAATACGTTTTGGATATATTCCAAGGGAATTTGAATCCGTTTTGTACACCGCGCAGTTTTTTCGCCTTGCTCTCACCACTCACCCAGTACGGATACGGTGCCAGCAGGGAAAACTGAAATGGTGCTCCCCTGCTTGCCGCGCCTATTGTAGGCGATGCCGTGACAACAACATCAATGTGCCAATTCCCTGCATACAAAACGCCGACAAGGTCGGGGCGAACAACCGTAACAAGGGCATCTTTCAGCCTTTGAGGATTGTCGCCAACAACCTTGCCGTTAAACGTGATGGGGCGTGACTGTATACTTTTGCTTTGCACGGTCGAACCAACCTGCCCTATGCCCTGCGCTTGTGAAAGCTCAACGGACAGCGTATCAACGCCGTCTGGCAGGTTGATAAGATAGCCGTGCGCATAGTCAAAGATAATTTCCTGTCCGAGCGAGTTCACATACCGAAAAGTTTTGCTTAAAAAACTCATACGGTTGCCCACCTCGCTCTCTGGAACGCCGCCCGCGTGGCTGCTGCAAGCTCCACAGGCGTTTGCTTTGCGGCGTAAATAGTTTGGTTCACGACAAAGCCCGTGCCGCCCTGTACGCCGTTTTTGCGGTATTCGTCAGCTTCTCGCGCCGTCAGCACCATTTCGCCCCTGTGCAGATTTGCAACATAGTCGTTATATGGCACATAGTCCAAGCCGCCAGCGTGGCGGCGGGTGCTGCCGCCTCCTGTGTTGTTTTTCACGTCGCTTGCGTTGATGGTAAAAATGCTCTTGATGCCGTCCCACAAGCCCTGTACAAAGCTGGTCAATCCGCCCCAAATGGCGGAAATTCCGCTTTTTATGCCCTCGACGGCTTGATTTCCCACGCCTTGGAAGAACGAAAAAACGCTGCCGAAAATGCCTTTGATGCCTTCCCACGCCTTGCTGAAATCCCCTGTGAGAACTCCATCAATTACCGAGAAAACACCTGTAATGGCGTCAAAAATCATCTTGAAAAAACTTGTAGCGGCGCCCCATACCGTTTTTACAGCCGCAAAAGCCGCGCCAAAGATGCCGCTGATCAACGGGGCGAACGGGCTAAAAATTGTGATGATAGCTTGCACAATCGCGCTGAAAAATGCGCTTGCCCAGCTCCACACGGTTTTTGCCAAATCCCACGCAGCGGAAAAGGCTTGTCCAATGCTTTCAGCGACCGGAACGAGCGATTCAACGACTTTTTCAACGACATTCTTAATGGAATCCATTGCAGCAGCAATATAAGGCATTAAAAAGTCAACAACGCCTTGAACTTTTTCCGAAACGGATTTCCACGCGGCGTTTACTTTGTTGCGGAAATCCTCGTTTTTGGCATACAGAACCGCAAGTATACCGACAAGAGCGCCAATTGCGACAACGACAAGCGCAATCGGATTCGCTGCTAAAACAGCATTAAATGCAGCTTGTGCCTTTGCCGCCGCCGTTTGTGCAAGCGTCATTAACGAAATCTTGCCTGTAAGCAATCCTGCTAGAACCTCGGAGGCTTTTAATGTGCCGTTGAGCGCTCCTTGAGCGATTTCAGTGTCCGAAAGCCCCATACTGAACAAGGATACGGCGACTTTCGCTTCGTCAAATCCCGTTACAATGGACTGTAACTTCTTGCCGATTTCCCATCCTTTTGCAGCCGCCCCCACCGTTACAAGCGCGGGGGCAATTTTTTCAATCAAGGGAACAACTTCTTCGACTGCCGTTTTAACATTGTCAAAAATGTCAAGCAGGAACGAAAAGTCGGAGTTTTCCACAGCAGTTGTAAGCCCAGAAACAATTGCATCGCCCAAAAAAGTGAACACATCGGCAACAATGGGCTGCAATTCGTTTGCCACGCTGCTTAAACCGCCAAAAAGCGCCTGCAAACCCTCTTCAACAGTAGGTTCCAGTTCCATTATTACGCTGCTTACATAAGGCGCAAGCTGCGTTACAATTTCGCTCAAGCCGTCAATCAAAGTAGGCACAATTTCTTTGATGCGCGGTATAATGTTGTTTCCTGCGCCGATGAAACTATTTACAAAATCGTCCATCAAGCCTTGAAAATTCTGTTCCGGGTCAGCGATTCCAGTAAGCAAATTTTCCCACGCACTTTTCATTGACGCGGTGCTGCCTTGAATCGTTGACGCTGCTTCGTCTGCCGTTGTGCCGGTGATTCCCATTTCCGTTTGCACAACGTGAATGGCTTGCACAATGTCCGAAAAGCTGTCAATGCTGTATTTTGTGTAGATTCCCTGCTTTGCGTTCAATTCGTCTGCATCGGCAAGAAGTCGTTGCATTTCCGTTTTCGTGCCGCCATAGCCGATTTTCAAGTTGTCCAGCATCGTGTAATTCTGCTTTGAGAATCCGCGGTAAGCGTCTTGGACGCTCTCGACAGAGGAACCCATTTTGTTCCAGTTGTCCGCCATATCGGATATTGCCATATTCGACATTTCTGCCGCTGCATCTGTATCGCCCGCAAGGCTGGACACAAGAGATGCCGCAAACGACGTTGATGTTTCCATATAGTCGTTTGCAGACATACCGACGTTCTTAAAAGCCCGCTTCGCATACTGTTCAACAGTCTTTGCGCTGTTCTTGTACAGAGTTTCCACGCCGCCTACAAGCTGCTCGTACTCTCCGTAGCTATCCAGCGATGCCTTGCCGATCGAAATTGCCGCGCCGGTTGCCATTTTGCCGATTGTAACAAAGCCGTTTGCGATATTGCGCAGACCGTCGGTGACAACGTTTCCTAGCACAGTACCGGAAAACACGTCCATCAGAGAGGATGCCCCGCCCTTTGCCTTTTCTACGCCTTTTTCGTATTCGCTTGTGTTCAGGCTTAATTTGGCATATAGATTAAAAACGTCCAATTTATCACTCCCTTCTTGAATTTTTGAATTCAGTATTGTATTCTATCCGTAGGAGGTGTTTTTTATGGCAAAAGCAAAAAATGCAGTTATCGCAGGGGATTTTGTCGGCAAAAAGGTTTCGCTTTCCTTTGGAACTGTGTCAATGGATGTCGGCGGTATGTCGAGCCTTGAACTCAACAGCCGTACCGTTGCAGGTTACTCCGTCGTTGACGAAAGCCACAACAAGTCAATGGCATCCGGCGTTATGCGCGGTATGGTTGGCGGTGCCTTGTTCGGCGGTGCCGGTATGGTTGCCGGAGCAATGACCGCCAAGCAAAAAGGAATCTATCAAGTGGTTGTCCAACTTATAGATGACCCGCAATGGCGTTACAGCGGCAAGCGGTTTATGCTTGAGGTTGATGAACAGATATATAAAGCCATTGAAAAAAACTGCTTCTGATTTATGCCGCCCCCATCGGGCGTCATTTTATTTTGGAATTTTCAAGCCGTGCCGTGCTGCAAACGCCTTGAAATCCGCTTGCACCTGTTCCGGAGTTCTGTTGTCAACCTTTGGCGGTCGAATAATATCAATGTATCTCGGCGGCATATCCTTTGCCCCTGTTATCGTTGCCACAATACTCCAGGCGCTGTCTGTCAGATACACCTTATATTGCATTTCTTCAAACTCTGTCTTTAGGGCATAAGGCAGCGCCGACACAAGCGCTTTTGCGCTTAGTTTCGGCATTTTAAGCAAAACAGGAATTACTTGTTCTGCCCGCCATCGAGATACGATTTGAAAAAATCGACAAAATCCTTGTCGTGCAGCAAGTCCGAAACCTGTTTACAGGTAACAAGAAAATTCTGCTTGCCGATTTCCTCTGCCGTCAGCCCATTAAAGGGGGACAGAATCTCGTAAACGTCGGTACGGTGCCGCTTAATTGCAATGTTGAGCAGGTTTACGATTTTTGCAAGCCCGAAACGCTTCATTGCAATAACGGTCGTGTCGCCTTTCGGCATAGTTTTCTGCACTTCCGCAACAAGGTTTTCATCCTCGATCAGATTTGTGATGGGTGTCGCAATTCGCAACGCAACCTCGCCAGCTTCGTCGGTGCTTAACTGAGAAAACAGCTTCATAATGCCTCATCCTCTCCCGCTTTGATATAAACCTCACACGGAACAGTGTCCTGCGCGGTAATGGAGTAGTGCGCGGTGTATTCAAAGCTCATCTGCCCTTTTTCCTTGTCGCCAGTCTGCAAGCTGAAGCCGCCGGTAGACAGCGTATTCAGCATATGGATGGCGCAGAAACCGCCATTCGTAGCGCCGTGCTTGTCGGAATAATCACACAGCAACCACAAATCCGTGAAGTCGCTGTCTTTCAGGTCGTTGCGCGGCGTGATTTTGGAAACTTTGGAAGTGGTTGTTTCCTCTGCTGCGCCAAGCATACTTTTTACATTGGCAGGGGATGCCGAAACATAGGTGCCGCTGCACTTGACATCCCAAGATTCAATCTGCTTCAACTCTTTCATGTTCTTGGGGCAGTTGTCGATGTCATCGCCGAAGTCGGCAAAGCTGGGAACGGCAGAGAAGTTGATGCCGCCGGTCGTAGCGCCCAGCAGCGCACTTTCTTCCGGCGCCGTACCGGCAGTCGGGTCAAACGTAGTTGCAAGATACCCGGCGTTCAGAACCAATTCCTTGAACGCCGATTCGGGAATTCTAGTAAACTTCATATTTTCACCTCAATTTAAGCATAAAAATTCGGCGGTCACGTTGATGTACCGCCGTTTGATTTGGGAATCCGCTTCGTCTGCCAGACTTTGGCAGAACGGAGAGCCACGCGTCAGCCAGATATACCCGCCGTCAATCGGCAAGGTCACACCGCCGCTGCCAAGCGCGTTGGAAAGCTCCTGCACCTTTGCATTCGGCACAGCTTCGCTCTCGGTGCGGAACCACATATTTACCGTAAGGGAAACAGGCTCGCCGCCCCACGCATCAAATACCGCGCTGTACGTCAGATAAGGCAGTTTGACATCTTCCTTTACCGACGTTGCCGGGTATGCGGGAAGAAACTGCCCGAAAAACTGCTGTAATGCTGCGCCTTTTGTCATTGCGGCAAGTCCTTTCTCTCGGCGGTAAAGGATTTAAGTTCCCGCAGCATAGGGGATGCGCTTTTCGGGGCTTGCTTTTCGTCCGGGTGGCTTGTAACGCAGTACGTTGCACCCGTCTGCGTGTCCCTGTAAAAGTCCCCAAATTCAATCGGGATATCTTTCTTTACCAGCACGGTATACACGCTTTTAACGCCCTGCGCTTCGGCTACACGGGCTTGCATGGAATTATCCAGCGCCGAATAATTCAGAAACTCGATGCCGTCAGTCCAAACGGTAGTAAAGCCGCCCTCGCCGTCAGGAGTGCGCTTTTTGTCCAGCAGGACGCATTTTGCGCCGAAATCATCAAGCAAACTCATAATGATACCTCACATCACCGTTTGGCTCTCTATCGGCAATAACGCGGGCATTGTTTGCGTTTACGTACATTTCAACGATTTTCAAGCAGCCCTCAGCTGTAGATTTGTCAATGCTCATGTTAAGATTTACCGCAACATCAACGCTGAGTCTTTTTGCTTCCATTACAGTTTCCTCCACTTATTCAGCTGAGTAGTAAATGCACCGTGCCAGCCCTTGGCAGAGCCGCCCTGTGCTGCGCTGTCGCTCTTTAGGGTGTAACTATACCCCGCGAACGACTCGCTCTGAAACGGGCTGTTTGCGGTGTTCTCATACTGGTCGCGCCAGCTCTTGATTTCGTCAGAAAGCGCAAGAAAAGCGGGCGGCACAAGCAATGCCCAGACAGCGCCGTCAAATGTTTCGTCCGCAAGCTCTGCCGCGCCGTACTGGTGAACTCCGTCGTTGAAAACGCTGCCGATAATGCGGAAATACTGCCCAGTAACAAGAAAAGGCAGCGAAATGCTGCCGTCCTTGATAGTAAATGTGCCAAGGTGTACGCCGTTCGGCGAAACAAACCAGTTCCTGCACTCACGCATCAATTCTTCAAGCATTCCGCTGCCTCCTTATCACTTCTTGAACTTTGCCAGCACGACTTTGGCTTCGTTGGTCAGAGCCGCAACGTAAAACTCGTCAGCGGTGATCTCGGTGGAACGGTTACGCGGCTTGCGCTCGGTCTCCACGTTGATATTGCGCTTGCGGTAGATGGTCAGGGCGGGAACATCGTCCTCGGTCTCGCTGTCCTCGTTCAGCTTTACGATGGGGCAAGCGTAGTAAGCGGTAGCAGCAGCCTTGACCTTGTCACCGACAACCAGTGCAGCAGCGCAATGGGGCTGGATGGTCGCCAGATGCTTTTTGGTGGCGGTTTCGGTGGTAGTATCATCGACAATCTCAATGGTGCCGGTGCTGTTGTCCTTTTCATACTCGATAGAAGGAACCTTGCGAGATGCCACAACGCGGGTGTTGGCAATCTTGCCGATTTCGCCGGTGACAGCAACGCCAGCCTGATACTTGTCAGCGCTGATAAAATCAGCATCCTTGCGCAGGGTCGCCATCTGCTTGGGGTTGATGAACATTACCTTGTCGCTGTTGATCTCCTCATTGAACACGTCGATAGCGTCCACAACGCCGCTGTACTTGATAGCGGCAGCAGTGCCGTCATACACCAGCGTAGCGCCCTGCAAGGCTTCCATGCAGTCGTTGTCGATTTTGGCGGCGATGGACAGCGCAAGCTGCGCGTTAGCCTCGCCCACGGGGTTGCCGTAGCCGGACAAAACAGCTTCATCGGTCAGGCCGACGCCCTTCATGGCCTTCTTGATTTTGTACTTCTTGTCCTTTGTGCTCATCTTGTTGATGTCAACGTCCACACCTTCGGCGACATCCTCCGCGTCACCAATGTAACCATAGGACGGCACGGTGATTGTGTCGCCGGGAACGCCGGAAAGGGTGTCATCCACCTTTGCAAAAGGTGCCACACGGATTTTGTCAGGGATTTTGGCGGAAATCATATCCGCCATAACTTCCGGGTCGATCAGGTCTGCGAGTTTGGTCAAAATAGTATCTGCCATTGTTTTTAATCTCCTTTGTTGTCAGTTTTCGTCAGCTCCGAATACTGTTCGGGGCTTTCTTTCTTGAGTTTCAGTCGTTCAGCATAGCCCATTTTCTTAAAGGCTTCTGCCGTAATACTACTGCCGCCATTGTTGGCGGGCGGGTTCGGTGTGTTTGCGCCTTGTGTGCTGGTAGTAACGATGTAGTCGCTGTAAGATTCTTTCAGGCTGGCTTCCAGCTTGTCAGAATCCTTGATAGCGCCTTTATCGTCCAGTTCCAGCTTGTCCAGCAAGCCATCGCCTTTGCAAAGCCGGGCAACAGACTGCAAGCGTTTGTCGGCAATGCCGACTTTTTTCAGGGCGGTCTCCAATGCCTTTTCTTTGGCAGCAGTAGTCTTTTCGGCGGCCACGCTGGTTTTGTAATCCTCAAAAGCCTGGTGCTCGGATTCATACTTTGCCTTGTAACCGTCATCGCCCTTTCCTTTCAGGTCGTCCAGTTCCTTTTGAACGCCGGGAAGTTTTTCCGCATCGGCTTTATAGCGTTCAACGTCCGCTTTCAAACCGTTTACGGTGTCAGTGTGAGCTTCAATAATGGTGTCCTGCTGTTCTTCGGTCAGCCCCATACCTTTCAGCAGCTTGCGAGTAATAGCCAATGTTTTCGCTCCTTTTCTTCGGTGTCAGTTCTTCGACATTTGCGTTTTATATAAAAACAGCGCTTCTTTGCTGTTTTTGCGTATAAAAATAGCACCTGCCGCAAATGCGGTAGATGCCAATAAAAAGAGCCGAGAGGCTTATTTGCCTTTCAGCTCAGATTCAATTATTTTTCTGTATTGGTCTGCGTGGTCTGCCACTGCGGGCTTGATGTAAGGTTTTGCGCGTTGCCCGTGTGTTAGATGCCAATCGCCGTTTTCGTCTTGATACGTCCACGGTGTTTGTCTGCCGCCGGGATAATAAACGCCCGTGCCACACTCTACATAAACTGCATACTCGCTGTTTGTGCCGATATAGGCGGCTTTTTCGCCGTCGCTGACAGTATGTGTAATGCTGTTTCGTAGTGCGCCAGTGCCGAATTTACCGGGGCTATTGCATAGTTTTTTAGCGTACCCCTCTGCCACAAGCCCGCACTTTTCCAGCGCCCGCTGGCAAGCGGATTCCAGCGCGACAAGGACTTCATCGCTGTGGTCTTCAAATGTGATTTTCATTGCGCATCAATCCTCTTCAAGTGCTTTGTAAAATGCCTCATAGGATTTCTTTGCTTTTGGTGGCGCGTCACTTGTCAGTACATATTTTTTGACCGATGCGTCAAATCTGAACCATTCTTCATTTTCCATAAAATAGGGCATATCTTGGAACATATTACGCCTTTCCGAAATATTTTTTTATTATATTGGAAACCGCCAAAGAATATTCGCTCGGATTTGTGCCGACTTCCGCATCGGCAAAGCATTCCGCAACAAATTCATCCGCATTTGTCAGAGAGTAATCACTGATTTTAATGCTGTCGTATTTCTTTTTTGCTGTCGCAATTGCTTCTCTGTCTGCGTCCGTCACTTCACCTGTTCCAAAAATCATTTTGGTTTCAATCGGTTTACGAATTTTGTCATAGTTGTCTTTTGCTGCTTGTACTTTGCTACAGTATTCGTCCCAAATCGGTTCGATTTCTTTTCTCGCCTTTTTAACTGCCGTAAAATCAACAAGCGCGAAATTTTGCGCTTTCCCGGGTAGTTTTTCTCCAATATTTAACAAGCTGTGTCCATATTCGTGCGTAATAACATATTTTATTTCATCTCCCGACGCAAATTTAACACAATACCCTTTTTGCGAAAGGTCAAAAATATGTTTCCGACCAGAATCTGTTACTTTCAGCGGGTTTATTCTCATTTCCGCGCTGCCAAGCCCCCATTGATGGTTTACAACTGCAAAAGTGTGCGAAAGCAAACTGTCGGTTTTGTCCATTACGGTAATCTTTGTAAGCGGAGAATAATATTGGTTTCCGAGGTCGTCAATTGCGTCTACAATGCTAGCAGAAACATTTTTGTCAAGTTTGGAAATTTTGACGGTATCAAGAAGTGTATTGTTTTCAATGTCTTGTGCTTTAACCTCAACGCCGTGGCCGACAAAGCGTTTTCTGTAGTCGTCCCACGCACTCCAGATGGATTTTCTGCCTCGTAGATCAATGTTTTCCTGCGCTTTTTCTTCTTCTTTTTTCCACCCTGCCCACTCTGCATAGGTCATATCTTTTACAAGCACCCACTCCCCCGTTTCGGGGTCTTTGGCGCGTCTGCCACCGCTGCTTGTATCCTCTCCGTCAACATCTGCAATCTGGGTGCAACGGCAGTTATACACAAGATAGCCCGGGGCAGAAGTGTCACCGGGATACATAAGCTCATAGCCTTCAACGGTAAACGGTTTGTCAATGTCTACTGTCTGCCCATCTAGGATTCTGTGCTCATGTCTGGTTCTGCCGTCCAAAGTGGCAAGCCAGCGCTTTTTGAGTTTTATTCCCATGTCTTGTGCGGCACGGTAAGTATCAAGTCTGCCCGCGTTCTGTGCCCCTGTGACGGCCGTTCGTGCTGTTCTAATGGCGCTCGTGCGGTTCATATCCTGCATCCGGCTTTGTAAGTCGTTGGCGATTTTCGGTATGCTTTTGCCTTGCAGGATGGAGCTTGTCACGCTAGCCGTAATCTGCTGCTTGCCGTATTTCAAATCAATGCCGCGCTGCAATGCCCGCTTTGGCGGATAATACGGCATCAAGTCAGGCTGTTCCGCAATCAGGCGTTTGACGGTCTGCTCATCCCACAGCGTAAAATCTGCTTTGTCGGAAACCTGCTCGATTTTGTAAGCTGCATAATTGCGGTTCAGGCTGTAAATGCCCGGCGTGGCGTCATTGACGTATGCCACAGCCGTTGCATTGGCATCGGTGTATCTTTCTGCCACCTTGTCCCGCAGCGCCGTAAAACGCTTGCCTCGGCCTATCTGCGCAAGCCGCCACTGCTTGTATTGCTGCTCGGTGATTTCGCCTGCATCGAGCTTTTCTTTCATAGCGGCATCACGCTTCTCGAACTGCTCAAAATAGGCTTTCACCGTGTCGGTCAATTCGTCAGCAGCTTCTTTGTACAGTTTTGCGATGCGCCGTTCCAGCTCTGCGAGCTGTTTATCCGTCAGTTTGTGGGCGTAATCAGGTCTCGTCATCGCCGTTCAGTCCTTCTCCGGCATCGTCTCCGTCACCGTCCTGCGCAGGTGGGTTCTTTGTGCGGTCTAACTCCTCTGCCGCCTTTCGGCGTATTAAATCCTCGTACTGGTCTGCGTCTCCGAGAATGGTCAATAGCTTGCGCGTGATGTACTCATCATCGTAATACTCCGCACCCAGCATCACGGTCTGCGCTTCTTCCTGCTTGTTGATAATCTGGTTTCGCGTGTAAGTTGGCTCATCATCAATGCCCGCCACACGCAAAATGCCCTTGATGCAGCGCGAAACGCTGCTTTCAAATTTGTCTGTTTTCAAATCCAGCGGAACATAGCTTGCCTTGATAGCCGTTGCTGTCTGGTTTCCGGCGCTCACGGCAGATGCGTCAAACGCCTGAAAATCCGTGTACAGCTTTTTGGTCAGCATATCAATGGTGGCTTGCGTTCCTTGGAACGGCGCCTCGATGGTCTGCGGCGTTGCCCTTGCGCCGTCGTCGCCGTCCGCGTGGGCGACGTGCGTTGTCTTTAATCTCTCGATAAACTTTGTATCGTCAAGGTCGTCCATGCCGCCGCAGTTGGTCAGCACCCAATAAATGAGGTTGCCCTCATCCACGTTGTTGACCATATTGCTGCTGGCAAGGTCAAGCGCATCAACAGTGTTTTTTCGTCCGCACAGCTCACTTTTTGCCTGCTCCCCGTTTTTCAGCGGCACAATAGGTAATTCCGGGTAATTCTCGCCGTCAAAGATTTCCGCGCCGTCAATCTGCGAATACCGCACTTTGATTTTGTAAGGCGCCTTGTTTTTCAGCGGTTGCATACTCTCTTTGGTGCGCTTGATGTAATTGGTGTACCCGTCCACTTCATACAGCGTGGCGCGTAACGGCTTATCATCGGATAGCTGCCAGAAACGGATTCCCGCCATCAATGCGCCGTTTTCCTCGTCGTATAGGGGAACAAATTCCTCTGCGCTGAAAACTTGAATGTGATCGTAGTTCCAAAACACAAAAGCCCGTCCGCCAATCAAGGCGTGACGTGCTGCGTCCATAATATCCTCATCAAAGGTCGCTCCCAACGCCTTTTTGGTGCCGTCCTTTGCAAACGAAACGCCGTTTCCCAGCAGATACGAAACTTCCTGATCTACCGCAAACCCAAAGAATTTTGATGCAATCTTGTGATTTGCCGTGAACATATCAATGTGCGCTTTCCCCTGCTGATCGTACAAGTATTTCTCATACCGGTTAATGGTGGGGTTTTCGCCGTAATAATACAGCTTGGCATCCAGCGCGGTTTTTGTGCTTTTTTCTGCCTTAAACTCGTTGATTGCACCGAGGATAAAGCCCATTCTTTCCCGTTCATCTTCCCCGACTTGCAGAAAATCTTGATATGTTTTTATGTCGTTCACCGCCCTCTGTCAAAAATGCTCTTGTACTTTGTATCTGCCGCATCTCCGGCTTTTCCTGCCGTGCTTTCCATCGCATAGCGCACGGCGTCAATGTGGTGGTTGTTGATATCGGGATATCCCTCCAACACTTCCCCCGTTTTCGTGTCACGCTCGTACTCGTACTCGCTAAACTCTTTTGCTGTTTCGGGGCAACGTTCCGGGTCTATCACGATTGCCGCCAGCATTTGCAGCCATTTTGTGCCGTAATTTACCGATTTCGGTCCTTTTTTGGCGGCAAAGGTTTTCACGCCGTACTTGTTATAGTCCGCAATGGATTTCGGCTCGGCGCTATCCGCGCAGACTTTGTCCTCGCGCGTCAGCCCTTTATCCAGCAGTAATTGCGCCGTGTCTCGGTTTGATGTGCGCCGCCGTGTCAGTTCATCAAAGATGTACAGTGTGCGCCGCGCTGCATCATAGTGCATCGCATTGTATGCCCACGGGTCAGGGTACCAGCCCCAGTCCACGCCGCGCTTGATGCGGTCAAAGCTGGCAATCTGTTCATCTGTGATTTTCTCAATGCGCAGATTCTCAAATACCGCCGTGCCGCTGCCGACAACCTCGCCTAAATACTCGTGTCGGTATGCTGTTTCGTTTGTGCGCTCCAAATATTCCGCATCTGCCAGAAACCGCGCTCCAAGCCATTCTGCGGGCGTTGTCTTGTATGTGCTATGATGTATCAGCTTTCCCGCCCGCGCTTGCAGAGCGTACCCGTTTGCCCAATTTCGCGCCATTGCTGGCGGGTTGAAACTCTTGAATGTAATTGACCAGTTACCGCCGCGCAGGCAGGATTGTTCCACGTTTCGGATTTGCTCTGCGCCGTCGAACTGGTCAAGCTCCTCAAACCACGCAATGCCGATATAGCCAAACGGCATCTTTACGGACTTGATTTTGCCGGGGTCATCCATACCGAAAAAAAGCACCTTTTGCCCGGTCGGCAAATAGGTGCATTCCATCGGGGAAACCGTGCAACGGAAACGGTCGTGCAGACCAAGCTCATTGATAGCCCATACAATTTGCGCATAAACGCTTGTGCGCAATGTGTTGCCGACCTTGCGGAACACTGCCGCGTGGCATTGCGGATGCTTTATGAGCTGCAAAATCAGCTCTATGCTGATATAGCTGGATTTGGTACTGCCGCGCCCGCCCTTTGCGACAAGCTCTTTTACATTGCCCGCCTTGATTTCGCGGTGGGCTTCCCAAAAGCAAGGGGAAACTATATTTGACAATTTACAAGTCATCTACAATTTGCACCCCGCTATCCTCTTTTTGTTCCGGCGTATCGCTCTGCCCCAGATACTGTTTGCCGAGCCAAATTGCCATATTTGCGTTTTTTTCGGCAAGTCTCCATTGACTGCGACGCAGCGATATTTTCCCAACGCCGCGCTTTTGCTTGAAAACTTCCGAAAAATTCATCTTGTAAGTTCTCTTGCACCACGATTCCAGCGTATCGGAACAAACACCAAACCAACCGCAAATTTCTTCAAGGGTGCATTGCAGACCGCACAGGCTTTCAAACTGCTTTTCATCTATATTCTTTTTGGGTCTGCCTGCGCGAGCCATTCTCTCACCCTTTCACTCGTTTCTCTTTGATTTTGCACGAACATTTAGGCTCTTTCGCCCACTTCTTGAACAGATATTGCATTTGCGCATCAATCTTTTCTTTATCTTTCACGAGAACGCCAACCTTAAACCGTTTTAATCTGTGCTTGAAATAGGCTGTTCCTGCTTTGGCTGGAGATATGGTGCAGTTGCTTTTGCTTCTCATTCCGCAGCTGTAAATATTGCCGTACAGCTTACGCATGTGTTCGCCTCGCTTCACTCCCGCCTCTGCATATGCTTTTCGGCATCCCGTAAGGTCTTTATTTTGTGCTTGCCCCGTTTTGCTATACCGCAGAGGTGCAACCTGCACAGATGGTACACCCATTTGCTTTAGTTTTAAGCGAAATTCGATATCGTCCTCAAAGTCACCTTGGAATAAATCCGGGCATCTGTTTACATCCAACGCAAAGCAACTATATACATACCTTTCCGACAAGTATCCTGCCGAATTTGTAAACGGATTCGCAACTCCTGCAAGATTGCATCCCGTCATTGCTGCATTTGTGCATTCCAGCACAGTAACTAATGTGTCTACGTAATCGTCAAGCATGCCGTCTGTGCTAGCTGCCATGTATTTCTTATTTATCCCATCCTTGCCCCTATACACATATTTTATTTCCAAGAATGTGATGTTATCATCCAGTTGGATAAGATACCTGTACCCGTGTTCACGAGCATACTTAATCGCATAGCTGCGGTTCATCGGGGCATACCACGCATTGTCGCTTGTCTTTGCAACGGACTTATACCATTCCTCATATTCTTTAGGAACGTTTACGATTTCCCAGTCTGTGTCGTAACCTTCTGAATTGTTAGAAATAATAATATGTGGGTATTCAGTTTTGTTTTTCTCCGTCGGGCGCTGCTGTTTCGTCCCTGGGCGTTTCCCCGATATCTCCACTATCAGCGTTTTCTCTTTCATCCTGCATACCCTCCCAATATTTTTGCAGGCGTTCCAGCTTTTCTTTGCTGTCGCTTTTGAAAACAGCCTCGTACATTACGCCAATTTCGTTGTTTTCTAATGTCGCCTTGTCGCTTTCATCAAGGGTATTATCAAACAGCCCCCCCAATTCAAAGCCAGTAAACAGAGCGTCATCGTCAAACGCATCAAGTTCATCCAACTCTTGCAGCAGCTTTTTGTTATCCCAGATTGCGATATCTGAAACCTTATTGTCAGCAAGCCGAAACGCCTTGATTTGCTCAGGCGTGAGGTCGTCCGCAATCACGCACGGAACTTCTTTCAGTTTCAGTTCCTGCGCTGCCTTATATCGCGTATGCCCGCATACAATTTCTCCGTCTGCTGCAATCACAATCGGAACTTTGAAACCATAGGCTTCAATGCTTTTTGCGACTGCCGCTGCTGCCTTGTCATTGATTCTTGGGTTGTTTTCGTATGGATGGATTTCTTCCAGAGATTTCATCACAACTTGCATAACATCCTCCTTTATGCAACAAAAAAGCCCACACAAATTGTGTAGGCTTATATCCCCCAAAACCCCTTTGCGCCGGAGGAAAAGCGCGTTCCCGCCCTGTCGGTGTATGCTGTGCCGACCTCACCCGTTGCGGGTAGCAATTCCGCAACGTTTTTACGGTTTTTTAGATATCACCGCAAAACGACCCGACCTTCTCCGCTTTCGTAATCGGTGTGCATCGGGTATGCGCCCTCTTGTTATAGGCTATGCATCGTCGCTGATTCCGATGTGTCAGGTTATCTATCGCGTTTCCTGCGCCGGGCTTTCACCGGTGGGAATGACCCAGCATTTCTACCAGATGAGCTTGCCCTTGACCGGACTTGAACCGGCACACCTGAGGCTCTTGCCATTGAGCTACAAGGGCATATAAAAACCCCGCAGGTTGCGCACTGTCAGTAGGCTTGCGGGGGTTGCCTAACGGGGAACACAATTGCCGGCGTCCGACCCTGCTACCTTTACCCGTATCATCGGCGTTGGAGCTATACGCAGGTCTTGCACCCACACGCCCTTGCCCGTTTCGGCTGGCTGTATAGCATAAAATGCCGGTCTTTCCCGGCTGCCAGTATAGGAGAAAGAAAATGGAACTTCGCTCTTACGGACTTCGAGCATATATATTATACCGCTTGACTATGTCCCCGCGGTTACCCCTTTTTCTTGTCCAGCAAGCAAAAGAATTTTCTCCGCGCCTCGTAAAACTGCCGTCTGCCGCAATAGACAATCTGGTATTCATACGGCGTCCCCTCGGTGACATTTTTCAGCAACGCACCCCAGTTCAGCGGGTCAACCTCTCTTGCTGTGTCCTCGATAATGCGAATGTCATCGCTTAGTTTCATTGCCGCGTCCGCTTTTCTTGCCGTAGGATCGGAAATACCGTTACCGTGCGGCATACCGTCGTTTGATACAGCGTCAAGCCCTCTCGCATCCGCAATTTGTTGCCGCATTTCCGCATAACGACGGCAAAAATAATACAGTTCTCTGTACCTATCCGGCGAAATTCCGTATTCGTCAAGCTGAAGCGGTCGTTTTCTCATTTTTTACCCCCTCGTATTTTGCAATACTGCCTGTACAACCACCGTGCCGCCCAGACGGACATCACCAGCGGCCAGAAGATAATAAACAGCGACGTGTCAGGCGTTTCGATTCCCACGCCTATTTCGCCCAGCAGAGCGATAAGAAACAGACCTATGACTTCATAGATTATGGCAATCAGCGGGATTGCCATAATCAGGGTAAGGATAACAGGCATTTATGGTTCCTCCTTTGGCGGTTTTGGAAGCGGCATCCAGTGGGTAACGTTTACTCCTACGGTTTCGTAGGCAATCGCTTTCCTGTCATCAAAATAACCACCGCAATCGCACCAACCGCGTTCTGGATCATAAAATGCCAAATAAATGTCTACGCCAGACCAGTGGTCTAAACGCACAAGAACTTTTTCATATTCATAGAAATCCGGCAGTCTGTCTTTAACGCTTACCCAGTCAGTCATCTGTGTTCACCTCCGTTGGTTTTTTCTTTTCCTCTCTTCGCTTGTAGTTCCGGCAATACTCAGGCGATTCATTGAAACTTCCGTTCAAAAATGCGCATTTGTATTTTCCCACATCGAGGTCGCAGCCTTTGCGCTCAAGGTGCGTGCAGCTATCGCATAGCGACTGTTCCTCCTGTTCTTTAGGGTTTTTCTGTGTAATGACTTTCGCCACGCGAAAAACGGAATACACAGCACAGGTCAGCAAAATAAAAATTTCAAAAAATGCAACGATTTCAGTCATCTGCGTTCACCATCCTTGCGCCGCAGGCAGGGCAATATTGGTAGTTATCATTTTCTGGTGTTCCACCATGCAGAACAAATTTTCCTTTGCACGCAGAACAGTGCCAGACAATAGAATCCTTGTAGAAACTATCTTCATTTATCCAGTGTGCCGTAGGCCGCAGTGATTCCGGGTCGATAGTCGGCATTATGTCAATGTCACCAGTTCCAACAGCGTAAAACTCGCCGCATTCTGGCGTATCACGAAACATTACCTTTACGCATCGTTTTTTAAGCGCATAAGCGTTAATCAGCCGCACAGGTTCTTTCGGCTGGCTTGTGCCCGGAATAGGGCAGCCTATTGTTGTGCTCATTCTGATACCTCCTCTACAAATGCCATGTTCTGGCGCAGATTGAGCGATTTCGGATTGAGAATGCAAGCCGGGGCGACATCGGCTCTGTCGTACGAACCGTAGTTGTACAACATACCGCCAACACTCACAATTTTAACGACGCTCGCGTAGCCCGTGCCAGAATCTTCATCGCCGCAATTACAAGGCGTGGCAGTCCAAATCCAGTTGTCATAGTGCGGGATGTAGTCACGGTACTTTCGGTACTCGTCACAAGTCAGGATGAAAACGGTGTCTTTCACTGTTCCATAGGCGCGGTCGCCGTTGTCGGCAATAAGATCAACGGTATGCAAAAGCAGACTTTTTCTATCAAAAACAGCATTCGATATATCAGATAGAATCTCACGCACATTACTGGTGCGGTAGTTATTCCAGTTGCCTTTTTCATCGGCAAAATTATCACTTGGGAAAAATTTTACATTTTTTGCCCGCGGTTCAGCCATAATTGCCAGCACTCCGCCGTCAGGGTGGTTAGGGTCAAGGCAGACCCACTCGAAGCCTTTGAACATAAAGCGTTCACCGGGGCATAGGGTTGTAATGTTAGTCATTGTCGGTTACCTCCTCGTTCCAGTATGCATAGCGGCATTCATCACAGCAGCCATTCGCTCCAAAATCCGCATACTTCCCGCACCACATTGGGCGTTTGTCCTTCTCAATTATACAAGGCTGCAAACGAGTTAAATCCGCATTTGGAAATTGCTTCAAAAACTCACTCTGGCGGGTCTTGACGGGGTTGTCTTTTACCCATTGTTCGACAATCTGAACCATATTTTGAACGCTTTCAATGTTATAGCAGCTCATTATGGTAGCTGTGTTTACATCGCAGGCATGACCTATTAGGGGGCAATCCTTACAATCTTCTTGCGCTTCACATAATCTGTTTATTTCTTTGATAAATTTAACTGCATCCATAGTCTTACTCCTTACCAATCTGCGTTGATAACTACAAAATCTCCGTTCTCTATGGCGCAATCGACCAGCCTCTTAATGCTTACCCAACCGTATACAGCTTGTTCTCTTGCAAAAGTTACAAGGTCTTTTGCCTGTTCGGATGTGAGCGTCATATCCTTTC